ATTGCGGCCATGAGTGGGGATCATTCCCCGATGCTGTCTACTACAAAACAACAGCATATATTATACCACACGAATTTGTGGAAGTCAATAGCTTTAATGCGTTTCTGCCCAATTATTTCCAACTTTATAATCGCAATCCAGATCACACTTAAAGTTTAGTATATTCTGTGTAGCTTTCATAGCCTCCCTTGTTATCTTGGTGAAGCTATCTATGTCTGGCTTGGCTACTTCAAACTGGTATTCGTCATGTACAGAGGCCACAAGCTTGGCATCCAGACCATGCTCCCAGATCATGTGATCCATCTCTACCAGCCACTGCTTACAGACGATAGCACCGGCACCCTGAAGCAGAGTGTTAAGGGCTGCATGTTCATGCCTGATATGTAGCTTCCTGCCATCAAGTCCTGTGATCCTGCCAGACTTAGCTGCCTCAGTGACAGTCTTTCGTAGCCTGTTCAGGGATGGCATGTTCTTCAGAAACTTTGCTATCAGTTCCTCTCCCTCTGTCCATGAACCACCCACGACAGTTCCTATCTTGCCGGGGCCAGCACCGTAGAGAAAAGCATAGATAAATGTCTTTGCCTGATCTCTGGTCTGTAGTCCAGCAGCCTTCTGGTTGGCAGTGTGAACGTCACCTGTAAGAACTTCATTGGTGAACTTCTCATCTTCCATGTAGTGTGCAAGGCAACGAAGTTCAAGACCACTGGCATCCGTACCAACAAGCTGATGGGTATCAGGGTTGGATATAGTCCATAGCTCACGACACTCCTTACCGTAGGGAGAGTATACAGCAGGAACCTGTGCCATGTTAGGCTTGTGGTGTGCCATGCGACCTGTGATAGTCTTGAGTGTTAGCACCCTGCCATGCACCCTGTCCTGATCACTGCACTCATGTATCCAAGACTTGAGGAGTCCTGTTCGTTTCTGTAGAAGAAAGTAACGAGAGAACATCTGTGCCTCTGGTAGATCAATCTTGTCCAGCACTGCCTCATTGATCACTGCCCTGCCTGTCTCGGTGCGCTCAGTAAACTTCACGCCCATCTCTTCCAGACGTTCTGCAATATGTATGCGGCTGGCAATGTTGAACTCTGTTACCTTATCCTTCAGAGGCTTGCCGGTCTTATCCGATACTCGCTTCTCCACCTTGGGTGGAAACATATCATGTGCTTTCTCCTCAAGTTTATATAACTCATCAGATAGATTTGCTTCCAGTATCATAGCCTTCATAATATCAAAGGCAAAGCCATTCTCCTGTTGCCTGTCCACAATGCTACGAACCTGACGTTCCAGATTGTAAGACCTTTCAGAGAAGTCCTTGCCCTCTTCCTCCAGAGCCATGCCAAGCTTCTGAGTTACGTTAACATCCTGCTTGCAGTACTCCAACATCTCAGGAGTGTAGTGCCTGTAGTCGTTGTATTCTATCTTCTCAGAGTCTAGACGTTTACCCCAAGCTTCAAGGGAGTGACCACCATCTCTCACAGGATTGTATAGTTGAGACTCAATCAGTGTGTCACGTATCTGTTCCAGCTTGATGTCAGAACCTGTTAGTCTGTTAAGAACAGGGGCGTCAAAGCTGATACCGTTATGCATGATAAAAGTATCAATGCGCTTTGACCACTCCCTGAACTCACCACACTCGCCCTGTACCCACTGTCTTGTCTCTCCCGTGTCGTACTTCTTCGCTACTATACAATGTATTTCTTTTGCGTTAAGACTGTCAGTCTCTATGTCCACTACTGCTTTCATTGTTCATATCCACTAGGTATGCATCTGACATTGGAATGTGAAAGAATTGTTCGCCCTTTCTTATGTTACGGTTGGATGCTTCTTTGACCTCTGCATTCAGTACAGTGTCACCATCCATGAACCATGCCTGACTGCAATCATTACGGAAGACCACGAATGTAAGTAGATCATTATAACATTCATCCTTCCACTTGTCAAGCAGTCTCTTCTTTCGATACGGTATTCGTATCTCCTTCCATGTATCAGGCCACGGTGTTCGCCAAGAATACTTTACCTCCACCTCATAGAGGTGTCTGGGAAGGTCTGGTGCTACTGTGCTAACAATGTCGAAGTAAGTAGTTTCGTTTGTATCAATGCTGGTGTGGTCGTTGTTCTTCAGCCATGTGACCATAGCATCCTTTGCAGCCTTGTCAGCTACATCATAGAGGGCTTTATCGAATTGCTTTCTCTTGCTCTGCATTTTTCTTTTGCCTTTCTCTAGCTTCTCATATTTATAACGTCTCTTCAAAGATTTAATATACTGATCAACATATTTATCAGAGGGTCCATCAGACTTCATCATCCATCCAATCTTCATGTGGAAAATGTTTAGCTTCAAAGCTAATACCTACTTCACTCTCATTTAGTTTAGTAAACAAATCAATTATATCTCTTCCTCCTAATTGGGAATAAAACATCTTCTGTATTTTAGAAAGGGCATGCTCTTCTGATATTCCTGTACCCATGACTGTTCCTACCAGTTTAATTGTTAGAACATAAGACTCTTCTTCAAATCCGTAGTCTTTATTATGTCTATTCCAAAGTGGCTCTAGATTAGTTTCTTTACTCATTGTCATTCTCCAAGAAGGGGTTTCCAATCTGTGTCATGCGTCCGGTCTGTCCATCGTAGTGCAGGTAACAGGCCACGCCAGTATCTCCAGTGTACCTGTTCTTCAGAATACGAATGGTGGTGGTATTAGCTTCGATAGGATCGTCTGCCTGTTGATCACGCTCCAGTGCAACTACTGCATCAGACAGATGGGCAATGGAAGCAGAGCCACGCAGATGCGATAGCGTAACCTCACGCCCATTCTCATGACCGTTGTCACCTGATGGCCTACGCAGATGGCTGACCAGAAGCAGGGCAATGCCCGTCTCTTCCACAAGAGAGCGAAGCTTGGTCATCAGAATGTCAATGGACTTGCGTTCATCTCCGTTGTCCTCCTGACCAGAGACAAGGATGGACAGGTGATCTAGGAAGACCCACTTGCAGTCCAGACCCTTTGCCATGTACCTGATACGATCAAGGATTTCATCGTTGCTGACGCTGCCAAAGTGATCGAAGGCAAAGAACCTGCCACTGCCAATGGTCTTCTTCTCATATTCGTCTAGCTGTTCTTGCGTGTACTCCTTGCGAATCTCACGAATGTACAGCCTAGCATTGGCCTCGACACTCATAATGTTGAAGGCAGTCTGCTTGGTGTTCTCCTCCATTGCAAGCACACCAATGTTGTCCTCGGTATTGTGCATGATATGATACATAAGTTCACGCATGATGCTGGACTTACCCATGCCAGCACCACTGGTAAACGTGACAAGTTCTCCGGTACGCATACCATAGGTCTTGTCGTTCATTCCTGACCACGGATAGGGGCAGGTCTGGTTCTCTGTCTCGTCATAGAGGGATGCACCAAGGTCGGCAAGGTTGATGATACCTGCTGGTGTATAGGTGCGAGAGTTCCACCATGCCTCTGTGAACTTCTGCCTCTGACCCGTCTTGAGATACTCATTGGCATCCTTCAGTTCAAGGTCCACGATCTTACACTTGTTAGGTTCAAACAGCTTGGCTACTTCCTGCGCTGCATTCTTTCCCGGTTCATCGTTGTCAAAGCACAGCACCACGGTATCGAACTTACTGAGGTAACGGAGTGATTGCTTACAGTTCTTCAGTGCTGATGCTGCCCCATTCTTGAGGGAAACGGAGGGCCACTTTGAACCCATCAGTTCATAGGCGCTCATTGCATCCAGTTCGCCCTCACATATGGTGATGAACTTGCCACCCTGATTGAACAGATTCTGACCAAACAGGCCACAGCCAGAGAGATCACCCTCTGACCAGAACTCCTTGTCATTGGTGCGACGAAACTTGCTACCAACATGTTTCCCGCTCTCGTCATAGTAATTGTACCGATGATGCGTGATCATGTTGCCGTCCTTAACAACAGTCACATCATACTTCTTACATGTTTCTAAACTGATACGCCTGTCTGAGATATCCGAGTACTTGTATTGTGCCTTGTTCTGTGTATTCATAGGGACCACCTTCTTTACAGGTTCCGATTCCATATCTTTCATATCCTTGTTAAGGGTTGAGGTATGACATTTGTGACAGTAGGTTCCCCAATCGTTGACGGTAACACAGGTTGTGCCACCACAATCGGGACAGGATTGATGGGTTTTAACCGGGGGCATTACCACTTTCCTTTGCTGTGTTTATGTAGTTCAGAAGATATTTCTTTTCTCTGTGCAGCTAACTCCCTCTCCAGTGATATTAATGTTTCAATTTTATCCACCCTTTCAAGGCCACGCCATGCTGCCTTGAATGATGTTTCAATCTTTCCTCGTACCTTTGGTTTG